CTGCTCCAGACGCAGCCGCACCACACCGGGGGTGGCGCCGAAATCGTGGATATCGACGTTCAGGGCCGGCGGGTTGGCGCCGGCGAACATGCGTTCGAACAGGTGGCGCCAGCGCTCGGCGCTGCCGTTCACCGAGGTGACCACCTGGATGCTCAGGCTGCCGGCCTGGCCGGGCTCGAGCAGCACTTCTCCGAGAAGTACGGCAACCCCGTCACGTGGCTTGACAGCGACTTTGATGACTCGCGCCCCCCGAAACCCACTGACGCAGCTCCCCTCTACCACCTCGAAGCCGACCTCAAGCTGTGGCAGTACAAGAGCCTCGACCTCGGCGGACACTGCGACCTGTACATCGAAGGGGAGACGTTCGGCATCGTTGACGACTGGAAGTTCCAAGGCCCGACGAAGCTCAAGCAGACCTCGACCGGCAAGATCGGCCAGCAGTACACCGTGCAGATGTCCGCCTACGGGTTGGCATGGCAGCAACTCGGCAAGCTCGTCACCCACGTGTGCCTGTACGCACTGCCCCGCGACGGGGACCTCAACGAGGCCCGCCCGGTGCTGATGCGCTTCGACCCGAAGCCCGCGGCTGCAGCGCATGATCGACGCGGCCGAGATCCTCGAGGCAGGTTTCCCCGGCGAAGGCTGGGACAGACTTATCCGCGCGCAGGCCAGAGCAGGTCACTGCTTCTCCTGCGCAGCGTATGAGGCGCAGGAGGACCGCGGGTTCTTCGGCGCGATGTTCAACTAATCACACACAGAAGCAGGAGAAGCAGATGGTCAATGTCAACAACAACCTGTCCCCCGAGGAAGCGGCCGAGGAGGCCGCATGGGGGATGCTCAGTGGTCGCAGCATCCGCAAGTTCGACAAGTTCGCCTACGAGCAGCCGCCCGGGTCGGGCGTCTACCTCGACTTCCCGGTCGGCACCGAGTACGTCGGCGTGGTCGCTGAGCTGCCCAAGCAGTATCAGGCCCACGACTACGAGACGAAGGAGCCGAAGTTCTACAAGGACGGCAGCCCCATCATGGAGGTGTCGATCGTTCTCGACACGCCCTACCGCGACCCGGAGGACGAGGAGGACGACGGCAAGCGCATTGTGCGCCTCGGACAGAACGGCAAGCGGGCACTGCAGGATGAGATGCGTCGCCTCGGCATCAAGCGGTTCGGCATCGGCACGCAGCTGACGATGAAGTTCGCCGGCTACAAGCCGAACGCCAGCGGCAAGGGGCGCCCGTCGAAGCTGTACGAGATCACTCTCGTGCCGGTGGAGTACGTGCCGGCGTCGCAGCTGGCGGTCGAGCAGACGCTCGCCGCATCGACGGTGGATCACGTCGCGGCTGCCGCTGCGGCAGGCTTCCCTCAGCAGGTGGTGGTGCAGGGTGCACCGCAGCCCGCTCAGGTCGTCACGCCGCCGCAGGTTCCGCAGCAGGTCGCCGCGCCGCCCGTGCCGCAGCAGGTGCCCACCCAGATCGACCCCGCCATCCTCGCTGCCGCGCAAGCAGCGCAGGCTGCAGCGGCCCCACAGCCCTCTGCGGGCATCGTGGTGCTGCAGGAGCACGTCGATCAGGTCAACCTGCTGGTCAACCAGTCGGGCATCCCCCGCGAGGTGGCCATTCAGGCGGTGGCGAACACCGTCGCCTCTGGCAGCGAGGCGTTCCGCTCGGCACTGGACGAGGCTGTCGTCATCTAGCGCGAGCCGCCCTTCAAACGGATGCCCGGCCAGTGATACGCTGACCGGGCATCCGCCCTCAGAGCACTCAACCCCACCCGAGAAGGGGGCACATTGTCCGACCCTACCGACTTCCAGAAGCTGCTGATTGCGCTCGGCCGCGAAGGTGAAGTCATCCGCATTTGCCGCGCGAAAGACGGTCACCCCTTCTCCGCGATGCCCGTCGAGTTTGACCGCATCCCCGAGCACCTCGAAGCCCTCAATGAGGCGGGCTTCAATGTCTGGTTCGAGCTGAACCCGTCCGCCTACACGCTGCCCGCCGGCCGGTCCAACGCCAGCGACGTCCTGCGCCTGTCGGCGCTCTACGCCGACCTTGACTTCAAGCCAGCACCGCAGGGGCTTGGATCTCCCCATGCCTGCCTCGAGGTCATCAGCGACCTCTCGAGCGCACTCGGAACCCAGCCGTCTGTGATCGTGTTCTCCGGCGGGGGCGTGCAACCCTACTGGCTCATCTCGGATGCCGCGATCATTAGCGAGGAATCCCGCAAGCAGATCGCCGCAGTGCTGCGTCGATGGGGCCTGCTCGTCAAGCAGTTCGCGCAAGCGAACCACGGCGACGCTGACAACGTGTTCGACCTGCCCCGCATCCTCCGCGTGCCGGGCAGTATCAACCACAAGACTCACGACCCGAAGCCGACGTCGGTCCAGTTCAGCGACGCGGGCACGGTCACACTGGCCGAGATTGTCGCCGTGCTCGACGACTACGAGATCCCCGTCGTCGACGTCGAGGTGTCGCATTCGATCCTGTCGCCCATCTCGACATGGGATTGGGCCGACACCGACTGCCCCTTCGTCTACACGGTGCAGCAGGAGATCGTGTCCTCGGTTCCGAACTCGCGTCACCACTGGGCGCTCAAGTGGGCGGCCCTGCTGTACGGCATGATCCGCTCAGGGTGCGTGACGGAGGCTGGCTTCTACGGGCTGCGCGAAGCGATGATCGACAGGTTCAAGCACCTGCTGGCGGCCGAGGCGAATCCGCGTCCGTTCAACTCGCGCGAGATGGAGTCGATTCTCAAGACCGGCCAACTCAAGGCTGAGTCGTGGACGCAGATGAAGCTCGGCATCGAGATGCGCCAGCACGTGCATGACAACTCCGAGATGTTCACTTTGCCGCCCATCACCGAATACGCGGCGCCGCCGCCGGTGGAGATCGAAACCCCGGTCGAGCAGATCCCTGTCATCGAGACGGTCGTCTCCAACGTGTCGTCGATCTTCTCGAAGCAGCGTGTGTCGCCCACCATCACGGTGCAGGGCGCCTTGGCGCTGGATGCGACACTGGCGTCGCAGCAGCGGCTGATGAGCGCCGCCCACACTGAGCTCGGCAACGCTGAGCGGTTCGGGGCGTGGTCGCAGGGTCGCTTTATCCACGTTGTCGGTATGGGCTGGCAGCAGTGGGACGGCGCAGTCTGGCAGCCCGACTCCGGCAACGGCGTGCAGGAGGCGATGAAGGACTTGCTCATGCAAGGCCTGCTCACAGCGGTGGACGATGCCGAGCGGGCGTGGATGAAGGCGTCGATGTCTCGCAACAGGATCAAGGCCAGCATCGACCTGTCCTCGTCGCTACCTGCGATCGCTGTACCGGCCAGCGCGCTCGACTCCAATGCCTACGAGCTGAACACGCCCAGCGGTATCCTCGATCTGCGCGCGGCCACCCTGCGACAGCCGAACCCCCTGCAGGACTTCCACACCAAGCGCACCCGTGTCGGCGCTGAGGAGATGGAGATTCCGCAGTTCCTCGCGTTCCTGCGCTGGGCCATGCAGGAGACGGCGCAGGAGGCGACCGCGGCCGGGTCGCGGGTGAAGTACCTGCAACGACTGTTCGGCCTCGCCCTGATCGGCAAGCTGCTGCATCACGTCTTCCCCATCTTCCTCGGAGGAGGCGCGAACGGGAAGTCGGCGCTGCTGAGTATCTGGGACCAGATCCTCGGCGACTACTCCCTCGTGCTGCCGCCGAAGTTCTTCGTCCAGAAGAACGGCAACGAGCACCCGACGGTACTGGCCCAGCTGCGCGGCGCAAGGCTTGCCACCGCCAGCGAGGTGCCTCCGGGGGCACGCTTCGACGAAGACCTCGTGAAGATCGTCACCGGCGAGCAGTCCATCCGCGCCCGCTTCCTGAACCAGAACTTCTTCACCTACGAGAACACCTGCACGTTCTTCCTCGCCGCCAACCACGCGCCCAGTGTCGTCGCCGGCGGTGGCGGCATGTGGCGTCGAGTGCGCAAGCTAGACTTCCGCAACCATGTGCCCATCAACCAGCAGGATCCGATGCTCGCCGACCGCATCGTCGCTGAGGAGGGCCCGGGCATCCTGTGGTGGGGCATGCAGGGGGCGCGCGAGGTTCTGCTGAGCGGCCTGCGCGACCCGGAATCGGTGACGTTGGCAACTCGCGAGTACCAGCTCGAGGAGGACATGATCGCTTCATTCCTCGACTCGCAGCTGCGGGCCGAGGAGGGCATGCAGATCCGTCGCGACGTCGCCTACGAGGTGTACGTGCGCTGGGTGCGCAAGCAGGAGATGCAGCCCCTGTCGTTCGTGAAGTTCTGCCGCGAGGTCGTCATGCTGGCGCCGAAGACCAACCTCGGCGAGCGCACCATGTTCACCCACACCACCCTGAACGCGATGTCGTTCGAGTACGCAGATGAGGACTAGGTGATGCTGACGGTCGAGACTGATGGTGTGTGCATGTCGTGTCGCATCGACTTGCACGAGGAGTGCACCGTCGCGCTCGCCGGCGACCTGCCCGCCGATGCACGGTGCTGCTGTGCCGAACTGTACGACCGTGCTGCCCATCTGGCTCAGATCTCGCGAGCGCGCAAGGCTGCACTGGGGGCGGATGCCGTCTCCAGTGACGAGGAGGGGTCGCCCGCCCCCGTCGCAGCGCCACCTGCGCCCCTCAAGGGTGATTCGGGATACATCCATCCTGATGCGTGGCCGTCGTCGTCTGACATCGGCACCTTGGCCGACGTGTCTAGCACGGGGCGCAAGCGGGTGGCGAAGATGTACCCGATCACCGCCGGGCAGGTCTGCGAGTGGGCGAAGCTGCGTTATGCCGGCAACGGGCCGAAGCCGATCATCGGGTGTATGGGCAACCCGGCCAGCGAATTGCATCACGGCCCGGACAAGAACACGCTCAACAACGAGAAGGTGTCCCGCGGCGTCGGCACCCGCGAGAACGTGCACGTCATCTGCAGCGACTGTCACAACGCGTGGCATGCCGCCAATGACGAGTTCTACCCGGACTACAACCGGGATGTGCAGCAGGCCGAACCGTGGATCCCCTACTATTCCGGTGAGTGGGGGCCGCAGAACAGCACCGAGCAGGCCAGCTTCGATGAGCTGGTCGAAGTTGCTCGAGTGCGCGATGAGAGAAGGAAGAAACGTGGCAGAGACACCGCAGGACGAAATAGCAAGCCCCGGGCAGGAGTCGACCTCGGAATCAACACCGACGAGGGGTGACGGCATTCTGCGTCGGCAGCAGGCTGACGCGGAGCGCAAGGCTGAGGTGAAGGATGAGACGGCGAAGGCGGACGGCGCGCCGACCGTCAGGTACGATCGCTTCCAGATCCTGCACCTTGCGGCGCAGGAGCACGGAGATGCTGAAACGGTGGTCAAGAGGGCCGCCATCTACGAGAAGTACCTCACCGAAGGAGCAAGCGAATGACCGCGAAGAAGACGACGCCCAAGGCAGCCGAGCCCGCCGAGGAGCAGCAGACCGAGGAGCAGCAGGCCGAGGAGCAGCCCGCCGAGGAGCAGCAGACCGAGGAGCAGCAGGCCGAGGAGCAGCCCGCCGAGGAGCAGCAGGCCGAGGAGCAGCCCGCCGAGGAGCAGCCCGCCGAGGAGCAGCAGGCCGAGGAGCAGCCCGCCGAGGACGCCGAGGAGCGCGAAGGCTACAAGCTGACGATCACCGACGAGATCTCGTACCACGACGTCGTGAGCAAGTACAACCTCCCGATCAACGGCTACGAGCTGGGTGGGCTCAACGGCGTCATCGACAGTCGGTACGACCTGACCGAGGGGCAGGTCATCCACCTGCCGTGGCCGGTCCCCGAGCCGACCGCCTAGTCACCCTTCGTGCGAAGTAGGGCGAGGATGCTATTCACCGCGGTGATGGTCTGCGCGAGCGTTGCAGCGCCGGCCAGATCCGCGGGGATGGCGTCTGAGTCGAACAGGGCGTAGGAGTCGCGACCATTGTGAGTGTGGTTACCCGGCGATGCGTCAGCTTCTCCCGTGCCTGTTCGGTGATGGATGTCATTGACCTCGCGGGTTGATGCGTTCGCATGCAGCCACTCCACCAACTTCGCCGATGGCGGGGCCTTGCCTTCGAGGGATTCGTCGTCAAGGTTCGACAGCTCATCAAGAATGTTGGCCATGCCAGAATGATACGCACCACCCGAGAGAAATGAGTGAATGATGCCCCGCAGACCCAAGGACATCGGCACCGACGGCGAACGCGCCGTGCTGGGGGCCGTGCTGCCATATTGGCCCACCGCCCGCCGCGAAGTGCTGCACGGCCACAAGGATCTGGGGGACATCGTAGGGTGTGGACCTGTGATCTTCGAGGTCAAGGCAGGTAAGCAGACGTTGCAGGTCGGCGACGCGCAGATCGAGAAGTGGTTGGCTGAGACCGAGAAGGAGCGCAAGCAGGCTGGCGTGCGTTTCGGCGTCCTCGTCACCCAACGTGCCGGCTTCGGCTTCCCTCGTGCGGACCATTGGTGGGCTTGGCTCAACGTGGCCGCTCTCGCCGACATCATGGGCGCTCCCGGGCACGAGAATCCTGCCCCTGTTCGCATGGAGCTGCGAGTCCTGCTGGACATCTTCGCCGATCAGGGGCTCACGCCGGATGCCTAGAGCCAAGGTCGGCCCGACCCGCGACGACCTCCTCGGCGAGCTGTCGAGCAGGATCGAGCAGTCGGTGCGGCTGCCGAACATCTACCGGTACGAGCCGCTGCCCATGCAGGACCTGTTCCACCAGCGCCAGACCAAGGGTGGCATCCTGTTCGGCGGCAACCGCGGCGGCAAGACGTTCGGCGGCGTCGCCGACGATGTAATGGTGCTGCTGCGACGTCACCCTCACCGCAACCACCTCTACCCGCCGAAGGGTCACCCGGTTCGCATGCGGTTCATCGGTGTCGACTTCGAGCGCGGCATCGACCAAGGTGCCGTCCCGCTGTTCAAGCAACTGCTGCCACCGTCGAGCCTTGTCAACGGCGCATGGGAGGACAGCTACCGCCCGAGCGAGCACATGCTGACCCTCGCTGACGGATCCACCGTCAGCTTCATGTCCTACGAGCAGCACCCGAACAAGTTCCAAGTCGTCTCGCTGCACCACATCCACTTCGACGAGGAGCCGCCAAAGGCGATCTGGGACGAGTCGATGCTGCGCCTGCTGGACACCGACGGCACGTGGACTCTCTCGGAGACGCCGGTCATGCAGCTCGAATGGGTCGAGGACGAACTTATTGAGCCCGCCAAGGACGGTCGACGCCCCGACATCTCGATCTTCTACCTGAACACTCGCGAGAACGCCCACCTGTCCGCGCAGGCCCTCCTCGAGCTCGAGTCGACGCTGACCGAGGAGGAGAAGATCGTACGCCTCGAAGGTCGCTACCGGGGCGGCTCGCTGGTCTTCGACGAGTTCAAGCGCACCTACCCGTTCGTCATCCCCGAGGAATCGTTCAAGCTCACCGAAGACTGGGATGTCTACGAGTCGATGGATCATGGCATCGTCAACCCGACCTGCTGGCTGTGGACGGCGGTGCACCGTGACGGCTCGATCGTCACCTTCCGTGGCCTGTATGCGAAGAACATCGTCGTCTCGGAATGGGCGCAGCTTGTGCTCGAGATGCGCAAGTCCATCTGCCGTGACTACGGGATCCACCCGTCCACTTTCGAGCGCATGCGCAAGGCCACCGTCGGCGACCCTTCCATTGCTGACCGCGGCAACTCGACCGCCCAAACGGGCATCACGATCCAGCAGGCATATGCGAACGCGGGTGTGGGCATCGGGGTCGAAGGCATCCGGCAGGCCCGGTCGGGCAACCAGAACATCGGCATCGACAAGATGCACACTTACCTGCGGCTACGACCAGCCGACCACCCTAGCGGCCCGGTCCCGTGGTGGCAGATTCTCGACATCCCCGGGTTGACCCCGCTGGTCGACGAGCTCAAGAAGGCGCGCAAGCCGCGCCAAAGCGCCCAGCAGAAGGAGGTCAAGAACGACTCCGAGCAGATCCGCGACAAGGACAACCACGCGATCGACGCTGCCAAGTACCTGTTCGTCATCAGCCACGACCTGCGCCCTCAGCGGTGGCGTGAGAAGGATCTCAGCGAGTACGTGCGCGAAGCTGGGATCGAGATGAATGCCGCACCGATGCCGGCGACTACCCACGCTGAGGTTTTTCAGACTACAATCTCAGCAGACAGTTCGTGGTCGATCTACGGCGACGACAGTTACTTTGCGATGGAGGAATGAGCATGCCCCGTCCGTTCTCACGGCACACCCGTGGCGACTTCACCCCGGCCCAGTGCGTGCGCAGTGGGCACAGCGAGGACCTCATCGACCTCGGCGCCGAGGACATCCGTGGCTACGGTCGGGTGTATCTTTGCATCCACTGCACCGCCGAGCTGATCCAAGCTCTCGGCTACGTCGACCCCGACGTGCACAACGCGCAGGTCACAGCCGCCGCCGAGACGCTCGCCGAGCTTCGCAAGGAGTTGAAGAACGCGAACACCGCGCTGTCAACGCTCACCCCCCATGACCCCCAGACCGAGGAGATGGCTGATGGAATCCGTGCCGTACTTGATCGCTTTGTTCGTCCTCGCGGCAGTGCTGGGGGTGCTGTACTGGCTGTCGCTGCGCCAGATGCGGACGTCATTCGACCAGCAGGGGACAGCCCTGACGAGGGTGACGGACCTACAGGTACAGGCAGCGATGAACGCGCAAGCGGCAGCGACGGCGGGGATGGAGCAGAACCGCAAGGCGATGGAGTTGGCGATAGCGGCCACGACGGGGGAGTTGCGTCGGCAGCAGGAGACGACAGCGAAGCAGATGGTGGAGATGATCTCGACCTCCTTGGCTGGATCGAACAGGGCGCAGGAGCGGATGTCGCAGATGCTGCAGTCGGCGATGACGGCGCTGGCGACTAAGGACCCGATCGCCTATTCGCAGCTTCTGTCCGCGTCGCCACCGGAGCAGGCTGGTGGCGCGCCGTATACTTCCGCTGACGAGGTGGCGCAGCAGGATCTCGAGAAGCGTGCACGCGACATGGCTTCGCTGGCCGAGGCCGAGAACTTGATGAGGGATTTGGTGAACTATGGCACTGCAGGATATGGAGCAGATTCTGGCTCGACTGCGTTCGGAGAGTCTTGACCTGACTCCGATCGGCCAGATCTCTGACCGCATCGAGACGATGGCCGCGGAGGAGCTGGCCAAGGTCAAGGCCACCGACACCGGCAAGCAGATCGCCGAGGCTGTACGCAATTGGAAGACCAGTTGTGCAGCCGCTCGTGCCGCCGAGGAGCGCCAGTGGTACAAGAACATCGACATGTATCAGGGCCGCCAGTTCAGTGAGTTCGACTCCGCGCGCAACGCGATGGTGGAGATCCCCAACCTCGACTACGAGCCGCGCATCTCGGTGAACATCACCGAGCCGATCTGCCGCACCGAGATCGCCAAGACCGGCAGCCAGAATCCTTCGGCCACCGTCATGCCCGCGTCCCGCGACCAGCAGGACATCTCGGCCGCGCTCGCCGCTGAGCAGGCGTGGGAGTGGTGGTACCGTGACCAGCGGTTCCAGACCAACGTGTTCGGCCCGGCGAACCAGTGGCGCACGGTGTGCGGCAACTCGTTCATCAAGGTCTTTCAGGACTGGGGTCGCGTCGACAACGCGGCAACCGAGGCAGCCCAGCGCAAGTACGAGCAGGACCTCGCGCAGGCGCAGCAGCAGGGCATCCCGATCCCGCCGGTGCCGCCCGCCCCGGTCATGGGCAAGCTGCGCGGCATGCCGGTCGACCCGTTCCACATCTACGTGCCCGACCTCGCCGAGCTGAACCTGCAGGAGCAGGGCTACGTCCTGCACGTCTACACGATCCCGGTAGAGAAGGCGAAGCTGCAGTACGCGGACTTCACGCCGAAGGACTGGCAGCCGACCACGGTTAGCGCCGACTCCATCCTCAACGCGGCCCGCATCGGCATCAAGGGCGGCAATACCGCCAAGACGGAATCGGTGGAGGTGATCGAAGCGTGGGTGAAGCCCGGCTACAGCAAGCTGTTGCCGCAGGGTGGGCTGGCGATCCTCGCCGGCGACGAGCTCGTCGCGCTGGCCACCGACGGCATCCCCTACAAGCACGGGGACTTCCCCTTCGCGCACCTCACCGGCATCGAGACGGGTCGCTTCTACCGCAAGTCGATCGTGCAGTCGATCACGCCGCTGCAGAACGAGCTGAACCGCATCATGGCTCAGATCATCAAGCACAAGAACCTCGCCACCAAGCCGATGTTCTTCTACGACGAGGGCAGCACCGACCCGACCCGCATCCGCTCCAAGGCGGGCACGTTCATTCCGATCCGGCTCGGCTCGCGCTACCCCTCGGCGGTGCCGATTCAGGAACTGCCGAGCTTCGTCTCCCAGCTGATCGCCGACATCCGCGGCTACCTCGAAGACATCTCCGGCCAGCATCAGGTGTCGCGAGCCGTCTCCCCCGGCGCTGACACGGCGGCGAGCGCGCTCGCTTTCCTCGCCGAGACGGACGACAACTTCCTGTCGCCCACCTTCGATTCGATCGAGGCGGCGATGGAGACGGTGGCCCGGCAGGTGCTGTCGGGCATGGTGCAGTTCTGGGATGCCCCGCGCTTCATCCGCGTCGTCGGCGATGACGGTGCGTTCGACGCCAAGATGCTTGCCCAGTCCGACCTCAAGAACGGCACCGACATCTTCATCGAGCACGAGTCGATGCTGCCCAAGTCGAAGTCGGCGAAGATTGCCACCATCGAAGGCTGGGTCGACAAGGGCATCATCCTGCCCGAGCAGGCGCTCGAGGCGATGGAGATGGGCACCCTCGGCAACGTCTACAAGCGCATCCGCCTCGACCGCGATTCCGCGCGCCGTGAGAACGTCACGCTGGCTTCAATGGACCCGGCGCTCGTGCAGCAGCATTACCAGCAGTTCCAGCAGCAGGCGCAGATCGCTTCGGCCGAGCAGGGCGTCATGGCGGCGGCGGGTGCTCCCGTCGACCCGATGGCACCGCCCATGCAGCCGCCGTCGTTCTTCCCGATCAACTGGTACGACAACGATGCCGTGCACATCGACGAGCACAAGGCATACGCGAAGTCGCAGGCGTACCAGACGCTCGACCCCGCGCTGCAGAAGGAACTTGAGATCCATGTCAACGAGCACGAGCAGCGTCTTGCTCAGACGATGGCATTGCAGCAGCAGGCTGCAGCCGTCGCTCCCGGCGGCCCTGCGGATGCCGCGCCGCAGAGTGCGGGCGCACCGTCTGCCGACTATGCTGGCCCACAGCAGATCGCTGCATAACCCAAGGAGAATGAGCAGATCCCCATGAGTGACACCGCGTACACCCCGCCCGCCAACCTCGACTTCGGCGGCGGCGCCGCTGCTGAGCCGATCGTCCCCGTCGCGGAGCCGGTCGCGCCGGCCGCCGAACCCGCGGCTGCTGCCGAGCCCACCGCCCTGCACCCCGCATGGGAGAAGGCGCTCGAGGCAGTGCCCGAGTACCTTCGCACGCCGGTGATCGAGCAGATCCGCCGATCCGAGGTCGAAGCCCAATCCGCTATTCAGGCGGCGCGCGGTTCGATCGAGCCGCAATGGCAGGAATTGCTGACCGCCGCTCGTGCCGCCGGCGTCAGCCCGCAGGAACTCAAGGTGGCATGGGATTCGGCGCAGGCGATCCGCAGCGACCCGCAAGCATTCGCCGAGTCGCTGAACAAGCGAATCGAGGAGCTTGTCGCCGACGGCACGCTGACCCCCCGACAGGGAGCAGCAGCCAAGGCTGAGGCGGCTGGTGCCGCCAGCGACGCGGCCGGTGCCGCGATCGACGACCCGCTACTGTCCCCGGATGCTCAGAAGCTCATCAAGCTCGAGCAGGAACTCGAGGATCTGCGCAACGGCCTCACGACCGAACGCCAGCAGCAGCAGCAGGCCGCCTTGGAGCAGCAGCGCCAGCAGCAGCAGCAGGCGTGGGGCGACCAGTTCTTCGCCACCGTCGACACCGAGTTTCAGTACGAGCAGCGCATGGCGGCTGCGACGACCCCGGAGGCGAAAGCGGCGGTGCACAACACCCGCATCGCGCTGGCCCGCCTCGCGGACACCTACCTCGAAGCAGACCAGACGGGCACGCTCACGGAGGCGGCTGCGATCAAGCAGGCTGTCGCGGTGCTGCAGCAGGCGCAGCAGACCATCGCCACCCCCGCTGCGGCGCCTGCCGCACAGCAGCAAGTGCAGCAGATTCCCGTCGGCGGCGGGTCCGCGTCGGTGGCCGCGCGACCCTCCCAGAAGTTCACTTCCGAGGATGAGCGCGAGAAGGCGATGCTCGAGGAGGCGGCGCGTTTCGCTGCACAGAACTGACAGCCACCTGTTAGCATTCCACTGCACGCTGAGTACAACTCCTTCCGGGGTCAGGGCCAGTCGGGTATCCCCCGTCCCTTGAACGAAGGAGTAAGCCGATGGCTTCCGACCTCGCCGCTGCGACCGCGATCACCAAGATCGGGTACGGCGACATTCACGAGCAGCTCGACAACTTCGTTGTCGCCCTGCGCAAGGTCCAGAAGGGAGCGAAGCACCTCACCAACGGCAACACCGAGGTGCAGTTCGCTACCCACATGGGCCGCAATCAGGGCATCGGTGCTCGCTCGGAGAACGAGACGCTGCCGACCGCCCGCCAGAACAAGGACGCCCGCGCGTCGCTCTACCTGCGCTACCAGTACGGTCGCATTCAGGGCACCGGTCAGGTCTTCGAGCAGGTTTCGACCAACGCTCAGGGCTTCGTGGACTGGATGAAGCGCGAGATCACCGGCATCAAGGACACGCTCGAGCGTGACCTCAACCGGCAGGTCTACGGCGACGGCACCGGCACGATGGCGCTGCTCACCGCCGACGCAAGCTCGGCGACGACCATCACGGTCGACGACGCGCACTTCGTCGAGGTGGACATGTACATCGACGTGCTCACCGTCGCCACTCTCGGCAACCCGACGCCCACCAAGGGCAACTCGGCGCTGCTGCTGGTCACCGCGGTCAACACGGCGACGAACGTCATCACCGTCTCTGGTGGCACCGTCACCGCGCTCACCGGCTCGGCCGTGGTGCGCGCCGACACCAGCGTGAACAACTGGAACCGGGAGTGGCAGGGCCTCGGCCTCATCGTCTCCACGTCCAGCACGCTGCACAACATCGCGCCCGGATCGTACCCGCGCTGGAAGGCCGGCTACGTGGAGTCGTCGGTCGGCACCCTCGCGGAGCTCGACCTGACGCACCTCGCGCAGGGCATCCACCAGCAGGGGGCGAAGGTCACCGACCTTCTCACCTCCTACGGCGTGGCCAACGCCTACTGGGACGCGCTGCAGGGCAAGCGGCAGTTCACCGGCACGCAGGTCGACTCGCTCAAGGGCGGCGCGACGGTGCCGGTCTTCCAGTCCGTCTTCGGTGACATCCCGATCACGCTGGACTACGCATGCCCCGCAGGCACCGCTTACGCCATCAACACGGACGAGATGTACCTCCACTGGACGCACGACTGGCAGTGGATGGACAAGTCCGGCTCCATGTGGCAGCAGGTCCCCGACAAGGACGGCTACTCCGCCACGATCTTCCAGTACTCCAACATCGGTGTGTTCCGTCGCAACGCCTTCGGCAAGCTGACGGGTATCACCGAGAAGTAGTCGGAAGACCCCAATCTGAGGCCCCGGCCCCGCTGCTGCTCACAGTGGGGGTCGGGGCCTTAGACTTTGCCCCATGAGCAGCAGAGCAATCGACCTATCGGCGGCAGGCTACGGCCTGCGCACCGAGCGCCAGCTTCACATCAACCGTATGCTGATGGATGCCACCGGCGGTAAGCTGACGTTGCGCCGCATCCCCGAAGCAGACCCGGCTTTCCGCATGGGAATGCAGCACGATCCGCCCAAGGTCTTCGGGGTCCACGAAGCGGGCGTCGCATCGAACTTGAGCCCATGGGTGTTCACCTTGGCCGAAATGAGCATCGACGAGCGCATCGTCGCACGAGCTCTCGCGGGCGACTTCTCCCGCCATTCGGCCGCCCAGCAGATGAGCAAGGTGCAGGCTTTCGAGGCCGCCACTCGGGCGTCCAAGCTCAAGCAGGAAGCCGAGCGCATGGCTGAGCGTGAAGACGAGATGAAAAGCGTCGGCAGGTTGGCGGGCCTCAAGCACTCGTTCCGCCATAGAATCGGCGGCGAGGACTTCATCATCGGCGACACGGTGCGCCCGGTGGGCCGCAATATCCTCAGATAGGACTGCCTGATGGCCGAGCTCTACAGCTACCTCGGTACCCGCATCGCCACCGACGTCGAGGACAAGTTCGGCGACGCCGGCAACGTGCAGATCACCCGTGAGATGGTGCTGCGCTGGATCAACGACGGCATCCGTCACATCGTGCAGGCGAACCCGTTCCTCAAGCTCACCGCGCAGACGAACCTCGTCGCCGGGCAGGACGCCTACACGCTGTCGAGCGCCTTCCCGTCCGCACGCATCCACTCCATCCACTCGATCACCGTCGAGGGGCGCCCCCTCGAGATCGTGCCGTTCGCGGAGTATCAGGGCAACGTCGGCGCGGCCTCGCTCGAGGATGCTGCCGGCACGGCGAAGTGGGCGACGATCTGGGGCGACACGGTGACCATCTGGCCTGTGCCGGAGACTTCGGTCATCAATGGCATCAACATCTACTTCTCGGCCTACCCTGCCGAGGTGACCGACCTCGCGCTGACGCTGCCGCTACCCGACCGGCTGTTCAATGCGCTCAACGATTACGTGTTCGCGCAGGCGCTCGAGCTGGACAAGAACTTTGACGCCGCGGCGGCCAAGCGCGCGCATTCCGAGGACAATATTCGTCGACAGGCCGAACAGGAGAACAGTTCGCCGACCGACTTCTACCCTGCGATGGTCGCTGACCCGGACGACGACGACAGCAGGTACTACTAATGCCGGGCACGCCATTCCCTCTCGGGCCGTGGAGCGGCGGCATGGCGGACGTTGCCGAGGAAGCGACGATCGCCGACGACGAGCTCAGCCTCGTCGTCAACATGGAGCAGGACATCGACGGTTCGCTGGTGTCACGCCCTGCGATCATCGTCGATTCGACGGGGCCCACCGGCATCGGCAGCAACCTCGACATCAAGCCGCTGGGCTACTACGTGCGCGACGATGGCGTCACCTTCCTCGTCGCCGCGGTCAGCACATACACCTACCTGTACAACATCGACACGAAGGTCTGGACGCAGATCTGGACCACGGCAGCATCAAGCTTCACACAGTACGACAACAAGGTTGTGCTCATCAGCACCACCGTCGCGGGCGGCTACTGGGAGGCGGGGTCTTTCACGTCGACCCCGACGATGCCGCTTGGCCAGCAGATCGTCTTCTATCAGGATCGCTTCTGGGCGTTCGGGGCACGCGGCACCGGCGACTCCACGACCGTATGGTTCTCCAAGCTGACGGTGATCTCGCCGCCGTCGTCGATCTTCACATGGGCGACGACGACCGATTTCTTCACCGTCTCCGAGGGCGACGGGGAGTGGATCACGGCACTCGTGCCCGACACCTCGGCGCTGCTGATCTTCCGCAACTCCTCGACCTACCAGTTCACCTTCCCATCGGCGCCATCATCGGGAACCCTGCGTGTGCTCTCGAAGACGATCGGCACCGAGAACCAGTGGTCGATCGTGGCCTACGAGAGCTACTACCTCGCCTTCTCGGCTGGCTTCCTGTACCAGTTTATCAACTACCGCTTCTACCCGCTGAACGTGAAGAAGATCGCGTTCAAGCGCACGACGCTGGCCAATCCCGTGCAGTACGACATCCGCGTGTCGATCTTCGGCCGACGGGTGATGGTCTGGTTCTACGGCAGCCTCTACGCCTACAAGCTGGTGACCTCCACGTGGTCGACGTGGGATTCCCCGCTGACCCGGGCGGGCCACTTCCTCACCATCCCCCCGTCGAGCCTGTCCGGCGAGTCGCGCAGCGCGCTGGCGGTGACCGGAGAGAACAACTCGAGCCTCAAGAGCCTGTACCGGGTCGAGGAGGAGGTGCTCGGCACGGGCTCTGGCGAGTTGATGACCTGCCACATCCGCACGAAGTCGTACAACTTCGGCGAGCCCGCCCAGTACAAGCGCCTGATGTGGTGGTCGATCGAGTCACGCTCCTCCACCGGCGTCGAAGCCATCGCTCACCCCGCGGGACTGCCTGACGGCGGCACCACGTGGAACGACATGGAGGGCGAGCCGTGGTCGAGTTTCGGCACGTGGAACAACCCGCTCATCCAGCCGGTGACCTACGTCGATGACGTCGCCTTCCCGACCGCGGCACCCACCTCGACGGTGACGAAGATCCGCACTGCGATCCGATTCCTCGGCCTGCTGTTCGAAGTGTTCATCGACACCTACGGCACGTCGGCCACCGGGCCAGTTCGCATCTACGGCATCACTCCCTACCTGCTGGTGGAAGCCGGCGTCTCTCGAAAGGTGTCCTGACATGGCCATGGAGCGCAACCAGTTTCTCGGCACCCCGGAGTTCAACTCGAGCGCCACCGGCGCCAAGCAGTACGGCCTCGGCCGCGGCACGGCGGCAACGTCGGGCTCGGTGTCGAAGGATGGGTACGTCGAACGCGACCAGCGCGCGCGCGCGCGACGACGCGCCATCCAGAACCGGCTGCAAATGGCCAGTCAGCCCGGTACCATTGCTCCTGAACCCGGAGGCTACTGATGAAAGACGACAACGACGCTGACGAGCACGGCGGCCCCGACGATGGCGACGCCGACGACAAGACCATGACGTTCAGGCAGCCCGCGAAGGTTCGCGCGAGCAAGGCGGTCGCGCGTAAGAACGCGATCAAGATGAGGGAGGCGAAGCCCTGATGGCTCTCACCGCAGCAGTTTCGGATGCGCCCAAGACGGGCAAGAGTGGTGGCACGCAAAGCTACACTGTCCCCTCGGGGGTGGTCATGCCACCGGTCATCCGTGACCCGTTCATCATCTCCGGCCCCAGCGCCCCGATCAGCAGCGGCGGCGGGGGTGGCGGGGGTGGCTATTCCGATGCGCCCGTCTCGCGTCCCAGCCTCGACGACTATATCAAGTCGAACTTCCTCTACACGCAGACCGACAACGAAGGCAAGCGTCGTCTCGACGACTTCGACGCCGAGTCGCTGCGCTTGCAGCAGGACACCGAGGCTGAGCAGCGCAACCGCCGCAACACCCTGCAGCGCGACCTCGCTGACGCCTCGCAGGCCAGTTCGGAAGGACTCGCCGGCCGCGGCCTGCTGCGCTCCGGGTTCCTGTTCCAAAATCAGGACAAGATCAACTCGGTCGGCGCCGAGAAGGAGAACGACATCGCATCCCTTCTCACCGATCTGATCTCCGGTCGGCAGACCAGCCGCCGCCAGCTCGAGGCGTCCAACCGTGACGCGCTCAACCAGCAGATCCAGAAGCTCACCGACCAGTTCAACTCGCAGCAGCAGATCGCGTAGGGACCACCATGGCAACCAAGACCGGGAAGGGCTCGGCGGGCACTACTGCTCCTGCGCCTTTCGACCTTGGCGGCTGGGGTGTCGGCGAGCTGCTGGGCATGTATCAGAACAACGGGCAGTACGTCCCCCCGAGCGCCGGCGGCACCGTCTCCCGCGCCGGCGAGCGCGCCGCGGCGCAGGCCGCTTACGATCAGGCCGAGGCTGATCGCCAGAAGGTCTACGGGCAGGCCGTCACCACGGTGAAGGATCGCAATCCAGAGATCCAGAAGAACTACGCCGACGGCACGGCCGCCATTCAGGCGAACGCGCGCGCGCGCGCTATCGCCGATCGGCAGGCGCTTGCGCAGCGTCAGCAGGAGGCCCTGCAGGGGGCCGCTGCTCTCGGCTTGAACACGGCGGCGCCCAGTGCCACGGACCAGACGGCGCAGGTTGTAGAGGGTAACGTCGGTCAGTACCAGACCAACGCCGACTCGTGGCAGGGGTTCAACACGGGCGCCGCCGGGCGAGCCATCGAGCGCAATAACTCGGTCGGCGACGCCTTCTCGTGGCAGGGTGCACAGCAGCAGACGGCGCTCGCCGGACTCCTGCAGCAGGTGCTTTCAGGTCTGAGCGACTACAGCTACGGCGGTTCCGACGGCGGGTACGTCGGCGGCACGTCCGACAAGACGAAGCTGGACATTGTGAAAGAACTCCTCGGCTACTCGAACACGGACTTCGACAACCAGCTGAACGCGGCCAAGTTCGTCGGCAGTCGTGCCGGGGGTCGCAGCGTCGCTGGGACGTTCTAGCGCGGTATCCTAGCCGCATGCCACTGACCCCTGAGCAGATCACCAACGCGGTCGACTACTTCACCCAGAAGAACATCGCGCGGCTGAACGCTGTACAGGCGGCATCCCTTCGCCCGGCTGCCGGGTCTTCCGGTGGCGGCGCGCGTCGCACAACATCTGTCGGGGCACCCGCGAACCGGCAGGTCGCAGGCGGCACCACTGCAGGTGGGGCCGACCTGCCTGACATCATCAAGAACGTCGTCAAGGCGATCCCGATTGTAGGTTCGTGGCTGACCATCGACGGCGGCGGTAGTTCAGCGCCCGGCGCTTCCATCGTCGATGACGCGCTCGCACCCATGCCGGAAAATCAGGCCCCGCAGAACGCGACCCAGTGGATCCTGAACGCTCTGGGCACCGGCCTCTATGCAACGTCGCGCTTCGCTGAGGAGGCGGGTCGTCAGGCTGCCACGAACCAGTGGGCGCAGAAGGTGCAGCAGGGCGACATCCTCGGCGCTGCCGGCGATCTGGGTTCCGCTGCTGTCACTCCGTTCGGCGGCGCTGCTCGAGGTGTGGCTGAGGGCCTCGGCTACCGCTTCGACAACCAGCGCCCGCGCACGCAGGGCCAGAACCTCGAGTCGATCGGCGCAATGGATGCCGTGCGGCAGGGGGTGGCCGCTCTCGGCGGCGACGAGGCCACCCAGAACAATGCGGTCGGGGTGGTCGGCACTGCGGCTGACATCGTGGGCGACCCCCTCTCCTTCATCCCGGCCACCGGGATCTCGAAGTTCATCCGCGGAAGCGCGGAAGGCGTCGTCGACGCTGTGCGCGCCGGTGACCCGCTCATCACCGCGCTGGGGCGCGGCAACGAGGCTGGGCTCGCTGCACGACAGGCAGCGAAGGACGCACAGGCTGCCGCTGCAGCCGCGCGTGCAGAGCAGAAGGCGGCACGGTCGGCAGATGGTGGCCAGTCGTTCCAGCAGGCCGCGGCCGAGGAGGCTGCGCGGCGTGCTGCCGCACGCGAGGCGGATGCCGCATGGCAGGCCCAGCGCGGGGCGCCGCAGGTCAAGCTTACCGATGCTGCCCGCGCGGCAGTCAAGAGCGACGTTGCCGACTTCCTAGCGCGCACCGACGGTCCCAATGTACTCACGGCAGCCAAGGTGCTCGGCAGCCTCGATCCTCGCGTAAGCACGATCAATGACCTGCTGCCCAGCCTGCGCGGTAGTGTCGCGGACATCCCGACTCGCCAGATCCTCGCCGACGCTTCGGTGCCCACTGGCGCGCCGAAGGTCACCCCCGAGGTTGCACAGGTAGTCGAGAACACGATGACGGCCACTAAGACGATCCCCGAAGTGCGTGACGCCATCAAGATCCTCAAGTCGACCCCGGAGGGCAAGGCGCTGCTGGCCGAGAAGATCACCGTCGAGGGGGGCGCCCAGTTGCCGTTGTTGACCGCGATCGAGCAGATCGCCATGCGACGTATCACTGGCGCGGGCGGGGCCACCTACGGCACGAAGCACGCGGCGCTGCTGTCTGCCGTGCGCGAAGCCCTGCGGGTGGGTACGCGCGTCCCGGCGCGCACCACCGCGGAGTCGCTGGCGGCGGCTGTCGCCAAGAACGCTCCCGGCTCGAATGTGCCCGAAGACTTGTTCGCGCGGGTGGCCACTGCGAAGACACAGAGTGAGCGTGAGCAGATCATCCGTGACGCGCTCAGCCTGCCCGTCACATTCGACAACTTCGACGACGCCATCGCTGCAGCGATCGACGGCCGTGTAGAGGCCGCTGCGATGCGTTCCATGCTCAAGGCGCTCGGGGTCGAGACGAAGGCAACGAAGACCAGCACGCTGCGCGAGGCGCTCGCCGGTCGCGGGGCAATGAACTGGGAGCAGATCAAGCAGTCGATCCCCACTGAACGCGAAGTGCTCGACGAGCACTCCATCAGCCCCGCAACCGCGGATGCCGCAGATCAGGTCGACCCCACCGTGCTCGAAGCCGCCCACGCTGCCGACTACACAGCGATCGTCGATGATGCTGTCGGCTACGACCCGACGCTGCTGAGCCCGAAAGACACCCCCGGAGCGGCCGGCACGATCGGCGGCATGATCTCGGATGCGGTGAACGCCATTGACCCGTTCATCGACCCGAAGACGGGGCTGCTGACCGAAGCCAAGGACAACGCTGCATGGCTGGCTGTGCACCGGGCCATGTTCGCGCGCCTCGGCAAGGTGATGAACAACAGGCGCGTCGGCGGCGGCAAAACCGGCCTGACGGCTGCCGCGCGCGAGGAGTTCGCCATGGCGCGCTACCTGCCCGCGATGAAGGCGGTGACGTCGTGGCTGGCCAGCCGCGGTCACTTCCCCCGGCTCGCCTACGGCAAGCAGTCGCCGCTGTACGTGTCCATCGACCAGATCGTTGAATCGCTGCCGCCCGACATCGCCGGTGGCGCCCTGTTCAACCTCAACTACCGGCTGTCGAAGTTCGGGGAAGGTCAGGCCGCGCGTGACCAGTTCCGTTTCGGCCTGACGATCTACCCGACCACCATCGGCAACGGCGTGCGCACCGCGATCAGGGGCGGGGATGCGGTGGCGATCCTCAAGACGATGGCGCGCGACACGAGTCGCAACGAGTTCCAGAAGTCGAAGGTCGGCCAGTTGGCGCTCGCGGACCTTGCCGCGGCGATGAGCGACGACACGTTCCGTGCCGAGATGAAGGCGCTACACGAAGCTCAGCAGATCGCCGCCGTCGCTGTGGCGAAGCAGGCGGCCGACGAGATTGTCGCCCCGCTGGCGCAGCGCATCATCGCCGCCATCGCCAAGAACGGCGACCGCAGCGAGACAATGGCGGCGATCCGTGAAGCGATCGACGCTGCCGAGCAGATCGCCCCCAAGGCGGACGGGTCGCTGGTGCGTGAACTCGTCGACTCGAAGCTGAACAACGGCATCCTCGCCACCTTGAATGACTACGGCACCGCTCTGGCGCGGGCTGATGCTCGCACCGCTCGACGCACCGGCAAGACCCCGAAGCAGCAGGTGAAGGCGCAGCAGGACGCCGTGGAAGCGACCCAGAAGCGCCCCCGCGGCCCGAACGGTCGCTTCCTGCCGCGCGAAGTACCCACGGGTACAAGCCGCCCCGCCATACAGGCACGCGCGGCGGCGGCGCAGGACACTCGCGCGATGCTCGACGACCTTGAGCCGGTCGCCGCGAACATCGAAGCCAACATGGTCGCCGACGGCGCCTACGAGGCCACCGACCTCGGGCACCTGATGGCCACCGCTGAGATCAGTCAGGGCCTCGGCGTCGTCGGCCTGTGGGAGAAGCTGGCGGTCGCTGCCGAGGGCAGCGCCTTCATGCCCAACCTCAAGCGGCTGCAGGTGGCGATCACCTCCGGCAGCTTCGTGCACTCGCACGCCTACGTGAAGGAAATGACCCAGTGGCTGCGCGGTGACGCGCACATCGGTGGCATTCTCGGCGCCGGCGGTCGCAAGGTCGAGGGTCTCGACACGCGCCTCGGCCAACTGCTGAACCTCGGCCGCAAGGCCACCGATGAGGAGGTCAACCAGCAGCTGCTGGTCTGGTGGCAGGCGCTGGCCACCCACACCGGTGTCGCCGCGGCCCGCGGCGAACAGCTCACCGACGACGCCTTGCGTGCGCTGCTGGGAAGTGGCGCTCCGATGGATCAGCGTGTCGCGGGGGCGATGGGTGCCGACGCGCTCGGCCCCGAGCAGGTCGACATGGCGATGGAGTTGTACACGCACATCAACGAAGTCTTCGCCCCTGTCGATGGCCCGCTCGCGCGCAGCGGCATCAACTCGGCCGACCTGATGCGTGAGATGCAGCGGTTCGGTTTCGGCCCGCAAGGCGCACTCGGCGACAGCCTGCTGGATCCTGCGAAGTCGCTAGCCGATCAGGCAGGCATCTGGCGCAACTATGATGCCGAAACGATGGCGCACCCGTTGGACGTGCTCGCCAACTGGCACAAGGCGCTGTCGGCTGCCAGCGTGCGCCCCAGCATCGGCGCGAGCATGAGTCAACTGTTCGATCACACCGCGAAGGGGTGGAGTGCTGAGCGCGCGGTAGCCGAGGGCTGGAAGAAGATGCCCACACAGGCCGACCACGCCGGCTTCGTCGCCTACGTCGACCCTGAGAGCTACTTCCCGCCCGAACTGTTCCGCGAGGCTGCCTACCTCAACCGGTTCTTCGAGCAGATGGAGAAGGGCCTGCCTGAGCTCATTCGTCGCGTTGTCGGGCCCTACGATGCGATCATCGGTACGCTCAAGTCGTCCATGACGATCTGGAACGTCTCGCACCACGTCACCAACGTGCTCGGAGAGTTCGCCATGCTCGTGATGGCTGGCGTCAACCCGCTGCACGCGATCCGCTCCGTGAGCGCGATCAAGGCTGGTGGGCGCCTGCTCGATGCCGACCCGAACATCATCGGCACCTACCGGGCCAACTTCCTCGAAACAGCCGGCAGTGCTGGGCGCCCAGCCACCGGCTCGCTCAAAGACCGGTGGGGCAGCGGTAACGCCTCCGTGTTGATTCGTGGCGCCGACGGCAAGCTCACCAAGGTCAACCTCACTCCCGAGGAGATCTGGGCACGCGCGATCAACGATGGCTCGGCTATCACCGCACGCGAGTCGAAGGACATGCTGCCCGGCGTCGGCCGCGAAGGTATCGAAGGCACGCGCTGGAACAAGTTCGTCAACTCGCCCGCCAACGTCATCAGCCAGACCGACCGCCGCCTCGGCGAGTTCAGCGCGACCCGCGACAACTTCACCCGGCTCGCGCACTACTACTCCACCCTCGAGAAGGGCGAGTACCGCAGCCTCGACGAAGCGTTCGCTGCTGCTGCAGCTGACGTGCACAGCTACCACCCGACGATCCAGACTCTCTCGGCTACCGATCAGATCTGGACCCGACGCATCGTGTTCTTCCACACGTGGGTGCGACAGGCGGCGGCCCGGGTGCTCATCACCGCAGTGGAGAAGCCCGCCTACGTGACGCTGCCGTCGAAGTGGCAGTACAACCAAGCCGAAGCCAACGGGCTCGAGCCCGAGTCTCTGGGCAAGCCCATCGGCCCCGACCCGCGCATCCCGTCCTACCTGTCCAACGGCGTGCTCGGCCCCACCTACCTCGGTGGCTACTCGCCATGGGGCGGTGTCGGCGACCTCGCCGCCGATGAGGAACCGCATCTCTGGGGCTACAGCCTGTCCAGCCCGCAGCTGGACACGCTCAAGACGTTCTTCGGCGGCGTCACGTTCGACGGCACCCCCAAGGCACTGACCTCGCCATTCGAGACGGCGGCCGGACTGTTGAACCCACTGCTCAAGGCACCGTTCGAGATCGCCGCCAACTCGCGCGTCGGCGGGATCGGCGGCCCCGTGCGCGACACCTTCCCGCAGCTGGCGGACTACCTGCTCAGCCAGACCGGTGCACCTGACCGCATCTCCGGGGCGCTGGGGATGCAGCCGAAGGCTGGCATGACACCGGAGGAGAATGCCGGCGACACGGCGCGCAAGCAGATCAGCCTGCTGACCGGGCTCAAGCCGACCGACTACACGAACGCGACCGCCGCGGGGGTGGCCGCGACAGAGCGCAGCCAGCGTGAACGCGCGGCGCTCGCCGAAGCGGGTTACACGCCTGAGCAGATCGACCTAATCCGCAAGGCGTGGAAAGAACAGCGTGGATACTAAGCGGCAAATGTGACATACTCATGGGGGCACCCACCGAAGGAGAACCTGTGACGCTCATTACCGAGAATGATGAGGAAGCCCCCGCCGAGCTCGTGTTCGAACAGGTCGCCCACGACGACCCAGCCGAAATCGCAATCGAACGCAGACTCTCAGCACGCTTCGATCGCAACTTCGTCACCATCGAAGACGCCATCGTCGGCCTGCGACGCGAGTTCGACAAACTGCGCGCCCGCCCACCGAAGCCGCCCAAGGTGCGCCGGTCAGGCGCTGCAGCCCGCACCAACCCCGACCGGCTCTGGTTCGGCCTCGTCATCGCAGGCCTCAACGCCGTATTCATCCTCGGCGTCTTTGTGCTCTCGTTCGCCGGGCACTACGCCTTCGCCCCCAACACGGTCGTCGCCCCCGAGTTCTACTGGTGGATCCCCCTCGCACTCGACCTGCCCATCGTCGTCTCCGCCTTCACTGCTGCCGTGTTCCGCCGCCGCAAGCAGCACGCCCGGGCCAACATCAACTGGATCTTCGTCGGCGCGCTCACCGTGTTCTCGAGCGGCATCCAAGCCACCCACGTGCTCGAAGGCCACGGATTCTTCGCTGGCGCCGCACTCACCTTCCCCCAGTGGCTCGGCGTCGTCGTCATGGCGTCAATGCCGTGGCTGGTGCTCTACCTCAGCGAGAATCTTGCTGGCCTGCTCGTCAAGCCGACCGGCGAAACTCGCGACCCCGCGACCGTCACACCCGTGCGGCGCAAGCCCACCCCTCGAACAAGGAGCAAGAAATGACCGACATCAACGAGGCGCTCGCCGCCTCCCGTGCCCGATTCGTGACCGCGCAGAACAACCCCCGCGAGATCACCCTGCAAGACCGTGACGACGTGGAGACGATCACCCACCACGTCATCGGCCTCGGTGCCCAGATCGAACTGCTCGTGCCCAACGGGCGGAACAAGTCGCTTGCGCTCACCGCGCTCGAGGACGTGCTCACCCGGGCGAACAAGGGCATCTACGTGGATCGTCCCGATAGCCCCCGTGAGGGCATCTCCACCGAGCAGGCGGTTGCGGCGGAGATCGTCTTGCCGCCTGTCGGATCGTAATCAAACCAACCTCTAACCCCAGAAGGAGCAGTAACCCATGTCCATCATCCCCCCGCTCGCCAGCACGAAGCCAACCAAGTTCATCGACATCGTGGCCGGCAGCACCATCAAGATCGAATCCACTGACGGCAGCTTCGACCCGATCCTCGACGCCACCGTGCTCGAGGTCAAGCCGGAGTATGGCCCCCACGCTGTGCCTGCGCTGGTCTACAACACCAAGGCGGACCCGTCGCTGCGCCTACTGATGGCTGATGGCAGCTCGCGCGTCACCGTCCTCGTCTCCGCCGCCGGGCTCGTCTCCGAGACGCTGCCGAAGACCGCGGTCGCCGTCACCAGCGTGCCGAAAACCGGCCACGCCCTGCAGTACGTCGGTGGCCCCGAATCGGCGGCCGAAGTGCTGCGCTTCGTCGCCGGCAAGCTGATCCTGCGCCTCGAGCCCGAGCGCGACCGTTCCCCTGAGTGCCTCATCCTGCGCACGCTCGAGCAGGAGCAGCGCATCGAGATCGGCTCGTGGGCGGTTCGCTTCGAGGGCGGCGACGTCATCTTCGTCAGCAGTGACCAGTTCGGCGCCGACTTCGACGCGGAGGAAGCCCCCGTGTCCCTCATGCCCGGGTACGACCGCCGATGAGCCCAGCAGCGAAGGTCGACCGGCGACGCTACGCCTACCTGCTCATCGACGTCGCCGAGGAGCGCGACCCGAACATCGACACCACCGGGTATGTTCCGCAGAACCCGCCCGGCAGAGGCACGATCACGTTGCGCGAAGACAACCCGGGCACCGGAACGCACCCGTTCATCTTCGAGGACGGGCCGATCAAGTACATCTGCTCCGGCGTCTACATCGGCACCGGCGAGGAGAACGACGAAGGTGTGATCGCCTTCGACTGGGGGGTGACCAGCCTCATCAACCTCATCGCGATCGGCGGCAACGCCGACAACACGCTGCGACGGATGGTGCACGAGTTCGCCGATCAGGTGAAGGCGATGATCGAACCGGTGGTCGACATCGAGCCGCTGGCCATCCTCGTGAAGCAGATCGACGAGCTCGAGAAGTCGTTCTTCTCCCGACGCTAGAGCCCCACGACACGGCCCCGGATGTGAGCAGCATCCGGGGCCGCTCTGTGCTGGCAGACGGTATGCTGGTGCTCGACTTAGGAGGCAATCATGGCACTCGGAGACTCCCCGGCATCGCCGGTCTACACGCAGAATGTCGACAACGGCGCTGTGGCGGATCCTGCGACCGAAGCGGCGCAAACCACCGGCAATGCCAGCCTCGCCACACTGGTCAGCAAGGCCAGCGACATCACCGCCAGCGGCAACATCACCACCCAGAACCTCGTGCCCGCGGGTACCGCCACGGCGAACTCGGCGATCGAGTTGACCACGGACGGCAAAGACACCGTGGCAGTACAGGTCACCGGCACCTACACGGGCGCACTCAGCCTGCAGGGCACCGTCGATGGCACCAACTGGGTCACCCTCGGCGGCAACGTCTTCCAGCAGATCACCACCGGCGCCCTGTCGGCCACCATCGCATCCGGCACCCAGTCGATCTTCCTTGCCGGCATCGGCGCCTTCACGAAGATCCGCCTCACTGCGCTCGCCGCAGTCACCGGAACCGCTGCGGTCACGCTGCGCGCCGTCGACGGCAACTCGCTCGTCGCGCTCGACGGGCCCATCCCCGCCGGTTCGGCCGCGATCGGCAGCGTCACCGTCTCGGGCACGGCCACGGTCACCCCCGCCAACGCGACCGCCTACAGCGCCGTCACCACGGCGAGCACGAACGGGGCGAACGTCAAGAACGCCGCGGGCAACCTCTACGAGATCACCTGCTCGAACCCGACCGCGACCCCTGTCTACGTGAAGCTGTACAACAAGGCCAGCGCGCCCACCGTCGGCACGGATGTCCCCATCCTGACCATCGTGGTCGCCGCGAACTCGACCGTCCCGCTCCAGTTGGGAGCGGTGGGCAAGCGGTTCGCCACCGGCATCTCGATCGCGGCGACTGGTGCCATCGCTGCGACCGACGCGACGAACGCTGTCGCGGGTGTCCAGATCAGCGCGACCTACCTGTAGCACCAGTGAGCCTACCGGGAGACTCAGCAATGCCGACATGGACGCAATTCTTGGCCCTGTTCGACGCCTACGGCGCCGCCTTTGTCGTCCTAGTCGTGCTCATCGTTGTGGTCCTGTTACTGCGCAAGCTCTGGCCCACAATTACGCAAGCCGTCACCAGCGTGAACTCTGTCGCAATGCTGCCGGAGACTCTCGCTCGCATCGAGAAGGATCTCGCGACCTTGAAGACCGACATGGGTCACGTCAAGCACGAGGTGCAGACCAACTCCGGCGGCTCGCTGAAAGACTCTGCCAAGGTCACCGAGAAGACCGTCAAGTCGATGCAGGGCACTGTACGCAAGCTCAACACTCGCGTCGGTCAACTTGAGAAGGGGCAGGCGCGCGCAGCCGAGCTCGCACTGGCCGCGGCTGCCGATCTCGCACAAGGAAAGCCCCCGGCCTCCTAGTAGACCGAGGGCTTTCGTCTGGTGCGGCTACGATGCCTTCGGCGACGGACGCTTGATGTAGCCGGCGAGGAACGCGACGCCGGCGCTCACGAGCACGAGCACGGCGCCCTCGACGAGACTGGGCAGGTCGATGCCGGTGGCCGTCTCGAAGACGTACACCCCGACCGTGGTGATCGCAGCACCGACACCGGCACCCGCCGTGGCGGCGATTACCTTCGGCTGCGGTGCCGCGGTCGGCTCACCGAGCTCGTCAGTGGTGACCAGATCCGTGTTGTCCATGATTCTCCTTAGTCAGGCGGGTTGAGCTTCTTCGTGGCGGTCAGCAGATCCTTGAGCACTGCCGTGTTCGCCTCGACGGCGGCCAACAGCGCCGGGTCCGGCTTGGTGGTGACCGTACCCACCGGCACCGGGGTGGTGTACCGCGCCTTCTCGGCCTCCCACTCCTTATCGGTGAGCAGGATTGGCACACCGTGAATGGCGGCCGCGCGAGCGCCGCGGTCGAGCGGGTCCGTGTTGTTGTAGACGGTTCGGGTGAACTCGTCCCAGTTGCCGGGGCACGGGGTGCCCAGATCGCCGGCGGTGGCCCACAGTGAGCCCTGCCCGCCCTGCTTGTCCGCGCTGCTTGTGATCTTGACGTAATTGGTGGTCACGGTATTCCTCCTCGATCGTGGCTTACTCAGCCTACTGGCGATGTACGGGATCGCATCGAACGTCGACCCCTCCCCCGGGTCGTCGCTGTCGAACGACATGGTGAAGTGCAGGTGGCGTCCCGTGGTGAGCGTACCGGTGCTGCCCACCTCGCCCACAGGGGTGACGCCGATGGTGACACGATCGCCCACATTGACGGGCGGGCGTGCGGCGAGATGCGACAGGTGCCAGAACACCCCATCGTCGTCTCGAACAGACAGCACCCAGCCGAGGCCGATCTGCTTCTCGACACGAACCACCGTGCCGTTGGAGACAGCGAGAATGGTGCCGCCACCATCCGGGGCGAAATCAGTGCCGCGATGCCCGTTGGGGTGTTCCTTGTCAACTTGATTCCAGACGACTGTGATCGTGTCGAGTGGGAAGGGAAAGCGATACTCGGTCATCGCGTGCGCGGCTTCACAGTGATCGTGCCGCTCACCGAGCCGGCGCTGACAATGAGGCGGATGCCCTTCATAATCGTCGCATCCTCATGCAGGAACGCTTTGAAGCCAGCCGCGTTGGCGGTGTTCTGCGCGACCGGGTTCGTGTAGTCAGATCCGCGGACGAAAACGAACGTCTCAGCGGCGATGTTCACGTCGGTGAACTCGAGCACGTAGTGGTGCTTCACACCGGTCGACGACATCGTCAGACCCCAGTTGGCTGAGGCTGCAACAGTACCGGAGGCGATGGTGCCGTTGGTGCCGACACCGGTTGCGATGTTGGAGTGCTTCGCCGTCGCCAGCGCATTCGCGTTGTCCAGCATCGCCATCGTGATGTTCTGCGCGCCCGAACCGGTCAGGTCGATCTTGACCTCGAAGTCCTTGGCGAGCGCCTCAGCGAAGATCTGAGCGAGGTCGATGGTGCCAGTGCAGGTGATCAGGTTGATGACGCCCGTGGTGGTGTCCTGCGTGATCGTACCCGTCGTCGCCGACAGCGTGGGTGCTGACACGGGCAGCTGCGAGTCCGAGTTGAACACATACGCACCAGCCTGCGTGGTGAAGCGGTACATCATCCGGGTGCCAGTCACATACGCCAGCGCACCCACCTTGAACGATAGGTCAGTGTCGGCCAGCCAAGCGATGATGAATGCATCGAGGTTCGCCTTCGTGGCCGCAACGATCGTGTCCTGTGGCGCCCAGTCGGCGGCGTTTGATCCCGGTGTTCCGATGCACTCGGCCCAGAAGGGGGAAATCCCGGTGCCGGGAGAGAAGACGAGGGCGCGGTCACCGATGAGCGCGTCCGCGATTGCGGAGAGGGTTGTGGGATTGGAGGTTACTTCGCGGGCAAGGTTGCCTCGACCGACGCCAGCGGCGATCGCTGCCGACTTCGTTTCCTCGGCAGAGATCCGCACCCGGTCGGCGACGATACCCGCCTCGAGCAGCAGGAAGTTGCTGTTGACGTTCGTCGTCTCGAACGCCTGCACCGTCGCCGGGTCGGCGAGCTCGAGCCCCAGATCCGGGGTAGTGATGTACGACATCAGGAAACTCCCTGTTCGAGCGGCTTGGGCTCGATGACCGTCGCCTCCATCGGGATCGGCTCACCGAGCATCGCCTTGATCCTATCGCCCACTCGCGACAGAGTGGCCAGCGGCACACCCTCCTCGTCGAGGATGTTGAACACCTCGAGGAGCATCTTGCGCACGTCCACCGACTGCTGATCCTTGCGGAACCGGCCCTCCATGGCGAACACGAACTCGATCGCCTGCATGTTGCCGGCATCCACGTGCTCGGCCAGTCGTTGCTCGCCGACGGCGACACTGGCGCGCAGGTTCTCCTTCGACAGGTAGGCGAGTTCCTCGGAGAAGGCGCGCTGACGCAGCCACCCCGTCCACTTCGCCTGCGTCACCCCTGCCGCGCGCAGCTTCTGCGTGTGGTTCAGCGGACGCGACATGTCCGTGTAGATCGCCAGTGCAGCCAGCTGTTCGGCGCTCAAGCCCGGCTTGTCGGAGACGTCGATACCGCGGTCGTTGGCGGCGATGCGGAACTTCTCGGACGCCAGCAGATCCGCGACTGCGGTCGGCCGCAGCGAACGATCCTGCTCCACCACCACGGATGCCTCAATCGGCAGGCCCTGCCGGGCCGCCAACTCCACAGCGCGCATCACCCGGTAGAAGAAGTCGCCCTCCGGCGAGCGCCGCGGCATCACCCCGCGCGCCGCGAAAGCCGGGTTGCCTTCGACAACCAGCTCCTCAGCTTCGCCAGTGACGTACATGGCAGACAGTCTAGCGGGGCAACCACGCAATCGCCGCCCAGAACACGAGGCACGCGACCAGCGTCAGCGCCCATGCGCTACACAGCGTCATCGCCCGTACACCGTCCTCGCTTGAGGGCTGCCGCGCTTGACAGCACGGTGCCGCCCCGGGCTGGCCTTGACAGCAGGCAGCGCGTTCTCAGTGCAGCGGAACAAGCACGACGAGCATTTCCAGATCTTGCCGGCATGGGGCTTCATGTCGTGGATGTGGCTACCCATCGAGGCCCCGCTCCTCACGCAGCTGCGTGCGAGCCGTCTCGAGCCACAGCTCGCGGAACGGCGACTTCACCGCCGACCATGGCGCCAGCACGTGCGGGATCGGGTTGCCGTCGCGATCCTTCTGGCGCTCATGCGCGGTCGCATCCGCTGCAGCCTGCTTCTCGGCCGCCTTCTTCTCGTAGAGCCAGCGCGCGCGCGCGTTCACCTCATCGGCGGTGGGCTCAGCCGGGGTTGGCTCGTCGTCAGTCATGGGAGGGCTCCAAGCTCATCAAGGCCAGCAGGGTGTCGTTGTCGATGTTCAGCCGCGACACCAGCGCATGCTGCAACGTCTCCGGCATGCCGCGCTCGCGGATGCCGCGCTCGTAGCCGGCGACCACAGCGACGTTGACGCCCAGCAGGGATGCGAACGCTGTCGGCGACGGAGCGAACCGCTCGCGCCACGCCACGAACGAGCGACAGCTGCGCGCATAGTTCGCACCACCGGCGAGCGCCGCCTTCCCCGTCGGCGACAGCAGCGGTGGCTGCGCAGCGCGCTTCGCCCACCACGCATCGAGCTCGCGCTGCAGATCCTCGCCATGAAGGCCCACTGCGGCAGCAATCGCGGCCACCGTCGCATCGTCCGCGTTGCGGACCCGGCCTTCCTCGAGGGCGGAGATCGTCGAACGGTGCAGGCCCGTCAGCTGTGACAGACGCGCCTGACCGAGGCCGGCACGCACGCGGTGCAGGCGGATGGGGTGGTCTTCGATGCGGGGCATGCCTACAAACGTAGCAGACAGATGCTGGGGGTGCAATGCCGTGCGATGCCGTGTGGCGACAAAGGCGACAGGTATGGTCCACGCCCGACCATCCAGCGTGCTCGCCTTTGTTCTTCTGTCGATGTCTGCGCCTCACGGCATCGCACTACAAACGTAGCAGACAGCTGCTGGGTGTGCAATGCGCGAAACGCCCCCGGATGGCTCCATGGGGGCGTTTCGTGGCTGCGTTCGTTAGTGCTGCTCCCCGAAACCACAACCGGTGCTTGCATAGCCGATTCGGGGCGGCTCTGGCCTGTCTCCCGTTATGGGCCAGTCAGCTACCGAGCTTGCGCTCGACGGGATAGCTCCTGCAGCAAAGATAGCAGACAGTTGCTGGGGGCGTCAATATATTCATAGATAGCAGACGCCTGCGCGGGATCGGTGTCGAGGAGGGTGGGGCCATATAGGGTAACGACCGGAAACCCTGACGACATGCTGCTAGGGTTGACAGGCATGGCATGGTGATGTAGTGTTAGTGATGTAGTCGAAGTGAGGCCGCCGGCCTTGCGCTACTGGTAGGGGTGCAGCCCCTGCTCAATTTCAAGGAGCACACCATGCAGATCCGC